ACGGTGGATGTAGGACTGACCTATGTGATTTACAACACGTCCGGTGTTGGTAATCTCATTAATTCAGCCTCTGGGTTCGTGGGTGTTTCTCAAAACATCGGTAGGAACACGAGCAGGACCTTCATCAACAACGGTTCGGTTTGGGTATGTGGATACTAAAAGGGGAGCCCCCAAAGAGGGGCCCCTTCCTTTTTTAATTAACGAGGAAACACGATGAGTAAATTCAGAGCTAAGCCCATTAAGATTAAGTATGCGGCTTCAGCTACTGGCAAGAACCTCCATAAATCTACCGCTGACACGCGCATGGTTATGGGACCTGTCGGTAGTGGTAAGTCTACAATGATGATTAACGAGCTTATCATGCTCGCAATGTTGCAGACACCTGATAAATGGAACCAACGAACAACGAAATGGCTGATAGTACGCGAGACGTACCCACAGCTACGCAACACAGTGTTCGAGTCATTCAAGATGTGGCTCAGACCCAATGGAACAACAGTGCGTTACACAGAGAGCGCGCCCATGCGAATCCGGTGGACAGATAAGCTAGCAGACGGCACACAGCTGAACGCGGAATTTATCTTCCTAGCCGTGAAGGACCCCAGTGACTACGAGAACATTAAGTCGTTCGAGATCACAGGAGCATTCATCAACGAAGCTGGAGCAATGGACAAAGACGTAATCTCTGTAGTTAACTCGAGGATAGGGCGATTCCCACCTCCAGTGGACGCTGTAGATCCAGACAATCCTATCACCCAGACGGCGCTGCTTATAGACAGCAACCCGCCCGATGAGAGTGGTTGGATGGCAGATATATTTAAGAATGTCCCGAAGCATTGGGAAGCGTGGCAGCAGCCTGCAGCCATTATCCCATGCAATGAAGCGGAAACAGGATGGAAGCTCAACCCTAACGGCGAGAACTTCGGATACCTCGGTGTCGGTCCTGAGAAGTATTACATAGACAAGACAGGCGGCATGACAAGGGAACAGATCCGTGTTCTCTTTGAAGGTAAGTTTGGTGTAACGTCACACGGTAAGGCTGTCTACAGACGCCAGTATCAGGATGACATACACATCAGCAGCAGCAAGCTCAAAGCAATCGTTGGCCTACCCCTCTACTTGGGCTGGGACTTTGGTAAAGGCGGAGAAGCTGTAACGATAGCACAGGTCACCAAGACTGGTCAGCTACGTGTGCTAGACTCACTCGTTGCGGAGAACATTGGACTCCACGACTTCGCTACTAATATGGTAAAGCCACACCTTGAGAAGTATTACCCAAGGAAGGACTTCCCACATAGTAAGATAATCTCAGTAGGTGATCCAAGCGGTGTAAGCTCTCACGGGCTATCGCGCGACACGCTCAACTACTTCGATGTACTCAACAGCTCTAAGGATGGTGTATTCGGGGATTGGTTCACAACTAAACCAGCCAAGTCTAACCACATCGAGCTACGCTTAAACGCAGTGCGACACTTCCTAACTACCAACACTGGCGGTGGGGCTCCAGCTTTCCAGCTGAACAGAGCTTGTGGCAACCTGCGGCGTGGCTTCAACGCTGGCTATGCGTATAAGAGAATGATGGTTACAGGTGATGCACGATACACCGACAAGCCGGACAAGAACTCGTTCTCCCACCCGCATGATAGCTTACAGTACATCGCGTTAGAAGCGCACCCACGATACCACGAGTTGCTGAGTCATACTTCGTTCGTTACACGGACAGTAGTAGATAAGGTAATGAACTACTAAGGACAACTACATGAACGAGCAAGATAGATACAATATGGAGTTCGCACGTGAGACAGAAGATGAAGACCGCACACCGGAACAGCGAGCTATGCTTAAGCGAGCCGACGTGGGTGGTACGCTAGAGTCTGAACGCGCAGAAGCTGTGGCAGAACGCCGAGCTTCCGGCATAGACGACAGACTGGTTAGATCATACCAGCTGTTTGAAGGCCTACGCGACTCACAGGGACGCACTACGTGGGAAGAGGGAGTTTCGGTACAGTCAGTTGGCTCCCGCGCCTACACTAACATCGTTAGGCAGATTACGAATGACGGAGCTCACCAGATCGGTGACCTGTTGTTCCCTAACGACGACAGGAACTACGGGTTGAAGCCTGTAACCATCGCAGCACCCCCTTTAGAATTCGAGATGGAACCAGCTATCGACTCGAAAGGAAAGGAGCTCGTGGACGCAGAAGGCAACCCTTTGAACAACCTGCAGGCGCACACTAAGCGCGAGCAGAAAGCCAAGAAGAAGACGAAGCGCATGTTCGCTAAGTTGGACGCCGCACTGATCACAGCACGCTACCCCTCAAAGGCTCGTGAAGTAATCAAGCATGGCGCAATCTATGGCGCAGGGGTCATTAAGGGGCCGCTGCCAACTAAGACTAAGAAGGGTCGGTGGGCTAAGCGCGCAGGACAGTATGCGCTCAACAAAGATATGCCTATGCAGCCAGACGTCATGGTTGTGAACCCTATGGACTTTTATCCGGACGTTACAGCTATCTGTATCGAAGACTGCCGCTACACGTGGGAACGCATCCCTATGCAGCCTGCAGATCTCGAGAAGGCTATCGCTGAGCTCGGATATAACGAAGGAGCTGTGCGACGTGTACTGGCTGCTCTACCTGTTCAAACCACTAAGGTGGATGGTAGTGATGTCATGGATGAAGCTAAGCGACCTGTGAACCAACAAGGACGACAGACTGGACGCTACCTCGCATGGGAGCGCCACGGGGTCTTAAGGAGAGATGATCTTGAAGCTTTGGATGTAACATTGCCAAAGAGCAAGAATCAATACTTCAACTGCATCGTCACAATGTGTGACAGCGAGATCCTAAAGGCTGTGCTAGTGGAATATGAAGCAGACGATAGCTTGTACAGTGTCTACTGCTGGGATGAAGACCCCTTGAGCATCTTTGGGTTTGGCATTCCGTGGCTCATGCAAGACCAGCAAGCTTCATACGTAGCTTCTTGGCGCATGGCACTCGATAATGGCGGCCTCTCGGCAGCACCTCAGGTGCTCATTGACCGCAGCATGATTACACCTGTCGATGGTAAATGGCAGATGCATGGCGGCAAGGAATGGTATATCAAAGAGAACACTTACGAGGTAGGCAGCAAAAATGCTCCCTTCCAAGTGGTCCAGATAACCCAGAACCTCGCTGAGATATTCAACATGATGGATAGGTCTGTTAACGATGCCTATGAGGTAACGGGTGTAACACGTGTAGACAATCAAGGCGGTTTAGACAATAGCCCTGTGACTCTTGGTGCCACTCAGATATTGCAGAACAACAGCACAGTCTCCCGCAGGGGACAAGCACGCCGTTGGGATGACCGTATCACCTTAGGGCTCGTTACTAGATTCTACGACTACTTCATGCAGTTTGAATCTGACGAGTCCATCAAAGCTAATATGGAAGTAGAGCCACGCGGAGCCACAGTGCTTCTGGCTAAAGAACTAACCGCTACGAACACCATCCAGCTCTATCAAATGACTGGCGGTGGGGAGGCACAAGGGGCTAAGGGTATTGAGATACTCCGAGGCCTAGAGGCTGCCATGCAGATCCCTGCAGGCACCTACGTCGAATCACCACAGGAGCAAGCAGCACGCGAGCAGGCAGAGCAGGAAGCCGCTGAGCAAGGTGCTGAAGAAGATCCAATGGTGGCTATCGAAGAGCGTAAGATTGAAGTCTTGGAAGCTGAAGTTGAGCTCAAGATGGCACGCGATAAGGTAGCAGAGATGGTAGCAATACATAAGAGTGAGCTTGATGCTGCTCGCCTACAGTTGGAAGATGCAATAGCAACCTCTAACGTAGACGGCAACACACAGGCGCGCTTAGATCAGTATCACGCTAAGATGGCTGAGCTCGAGCATAAGAGGGAGACACAGCTCTCCTCCTTGCAGAAGGACAACCAGAACAAGCGTGACATGACTGCAGCACAACTGAGCGCAACTAATGTTCAGAAGAAGCAGGAAGCTAATCTTAAAGAACGTGAGATATCTAATAGGGAGCAGGAGCTCAACTACAAGATCACCACGGGGAATCAGGGCATATGAATGAGACCCAGATCCTTTATCCACTGCAGAAGGAGATAGAGCGGAAGCTATTGGAGTTAGAGCAAGTTTGCTTTGACCCAAAGGCTGACGAGGTAGTAACCCTCACCGCTCGAACCCGACGACTGCAGCTCATGGCAGTGCTGGACTACCTTAACCGGAAGACAGTGCAACTCTGACTATTTACGCTCCTCTCTAATGACGGGAGCACACCGAGGGCAACACAATGAACGAAGAAAACATTCAACAGGAAGAAGAATCTGGCTACGACAAGGAGTGGGAACTCGACAACGACGACTCACCATCATCATCTTCTGCCACATTCGACGACCAAGAGACTGCAACCAAGGACGACCTATCCGACGACGCAGCTCGATCAGGGCAAGGTAGCAATACCCCAGAAGCCAACGCAAGTAATCCAGAGGTGGATAAAAGCGCTGACCTATGGGCAGGAGCCACCGCAGCACAGATCGAAGCCTTCCGCAGGGCTGAGAATGAATCTACTGCAGCAGCCAACAGGGCGAAGATTAACGCTGACAAACTAGCAGAGCGTGGACGCGAGCTTAAGACACTTCGGGACGAAACTTCCGAGCTGAGAGAAGCCACACGGCCACGCACTGAGTTTGAAAAGGAGCACGAGACGTACGCGAGCGACATCAATTCGATGATCGACCAGCGCATGGCCGAGCGCCTACCTGTTCAACCAGAGCTCACACAGGAAGAACACGATCAGGAGGTGTATGAGACTATTACTAATGCACACCCCGACGCAGGTCACCTGTACAACTCTGACGGCATGAAGGAACTCCTCACTGACGACCCTGTATTCAAGGTCAAAGGTAGGGCTGTCCTGTTTAGTGATGCCCTCCATAGCAACGATCCCAATGATGTTAACGCAGCATTGGATTACTACAAGACTACCCACAAGGCAGTTGACTCAACTCCACCAGACCCGCTGGCGAACATGCAAGCTAATACCTCAAGAGGGGTACAGCGCGATATGCGTACGGCGGGTCAACTAACCGGAAGCGAGCAATACGATGCTGAATGGGACATTGATGATGATTAAGGAAGTAAAATGAGCGATCCAACAGTATATACCAGTGCCGGATGGGGCACCATCGCAGCTAAGCTTGAGAAGCAGGCTCTGAAGCACGCCCAACCTACACTTGTCCTTTCTATCGGCGCGAAGAAGTTCTCCATGCCACAGAATGACACTAAGACACTTCGATGCCGTCGTGCTATACCTTACGCAGCTGCTACTACAGCACTGGCTGAAGGCGTAGCACCTTCTGCAACTACTCTCGATTACGATGAAGTTGACCTTCCTCTCGAGCAGTACGGCGCTTTCACTCGCGTAACAGACGTTCTTGTTGACCTGCACACTACACCTGTGCTGAGCGACATTAACATGCTGAACGCTGAGCAAGC